TAAGTCTATTAAAGAGTTAAACTCCTCAAGGTTGGTAGTTAAGTTATCATCTGGCCTATAGTCGGCACCGTCTATACCGGTAAGCTCTCTCATTACTTCGCGGTCAATATATCCCGGCACTGCTGAGTTGATCTTAGCTACGGCGTCGCCTATCGTAGTAAGCGTGCTGTTATCAGGCTCAAATATCGGCTCCCATGTAGCATATACTCTAGCGAGCTCCTGTCTGCTGTATGGTCTCTGGTCTCTTATGCAGCTTGCCAGATATCCAGCATTAAGGAAACCAGTACCGATATCGCGCTGGGCTTTACGAGCTGTTAACCTAAGTGTCTCATGGCTCGACTTTATGGCCTCTGCGCTACTTGGGTTTTGACTAGGAAACCCTAAGTCGTCTAGCGTAAGTCCGGTCTCGCCTGCAAATAAGCCAGCAAACATACGCAGCATATCTGCGTGCGGTGTCATGCTCGCACTCTGGAACTGTCCGACTACTGGCCTGTCACCCTGTTCGTCCTTATCTATCCTTAACATGGCGCTCATTGTCGCCTGCCATTTATCCATTTCTTCGCTATTCTCTGACATACCCAATACGTACTTTTGTGGGTAGCTAAAGAACTCGCTAGCTATTTCAGATCTTTTTACTGTCCTTATAGCAGCGTTCATTATTGACATACAGGCACGACTTATGCGGCTATGGCCAAAAGGTCTAACCGCGTCAGGTCTATTTATAACCGGTACCAGTAATGGCGCTGGCGCCTCGTTACGTATTACGCTCGTCAACTTACCGCCCTCAAGTACCATAGTCATACCCGGTATGAGGTAAGCCTCTTTAAGTGGCCTGTCGAACTCGTCAAACTCAAGTACGGCATAACCCTCTTTAAGCATATTGGTAATTGGATCTATAATACCGGTAGCGTGTCTGCCGTCTATCACTCGCATACGTGGATAGCCGTTCTCATCAGCTGTTATATATATAAAGCTGCATGATCCTATAAGCGCTGCCTGTACTGCGCTGTCTGTTAGCACGTCTTTATTGTTGTCGTTAAAGATCGTACTAAAGTTATATATATCGTTCTTAAAGCCTCTAAAGACTAGTCTATCTGCTAAGCTGTCTACCGCTTTGCCGCACCAGCCCAGAGCTCCCATAAACCACCTGAGCTCTGGCGGCGTGCTGATACCAAAGTCATATACGACGTTTTTCATATCGTAATAGTCATAGCGTACGTCTACCCTTAGTTTTTTACGCTGTAGCTTGGCTTTTAAGTAGTCTAAGCCTTTAAAATCTGCCATTATAGGCCTCCTTGTGTTATACCGTGTGTTTTTTTGTTCAGTTGTGCGAGGGGTGATAGGAGGGAGCCCCTCCCCCAGGTGGGTACGCCCCCTAAAACTATGAGCGGTAGTTTATCCAGTCGTTATGCTGGGGTAATATTCTATTACTTAATACTTTTTTTGGCGCTCGTTTTTCCTCGTCAGTAAGCTTGGCCTCTACCAACTTGTCTGACTTCTGACGGTTGCAGCATCTATGCGCGAGCTGCAGATTACTTAAGTCTGACGGGTGCCCGCCTTTACTTACAGGTATAATATGATCAACTGTCGGACTTAGCGGGTGTGGATATTTATAGCTAAAGTCTACAGGCTTACCACATATACCGCATACTGTCTGTGTCTTAAGTATGACCTCCCGGGCCTTTTCATAAGCGCCCCTGTTACCTGTGTATCTATCTAATCTAGTAGCCATATTATTACCGCAAACAAAAACACGACCCTGCCCTTGGTCGTGCTTTTGCGATTTTCTTCCATGTCTGTACCACATTGAAAGGAGGACGTTAACAATTTGTCCTATTGAATGAGTTGCGATAGCTTATCCGTTCTTCGCTATTCGCAAGTATACTGTATCACGCTGCGTATACTCTCATCAACTCTCATTAACTCTCATTTTTTAACTTTACTATGCTCGCTGCCTGAGCAATAGTCTATATGATAATAGTTACCGTGTACCTTGATATGCTGCTCGCAAAAGCAGCTATACTCGCAGGCGTCGCAAGGTACTACTGGCCTCAGGCGTTTACTTGCCTGCCATATCTCTTTTCTTATTGCGTCGCACTCTTTAGCTAACTCCTGTTTAGCCTGCTCAGGATCATAATTAAAGCAGTCAGTCCTGTATATACTCTCGTCAGTCTCGTACTTATCCAGTAAGTCAAGCGCTATATCTTTAAGCGTCCTCATACTTGGCCTCCTTTACCCTACTTCGATAAACCCTGTTATATTTGCGAGCACATAGCACGCTATATATTTTTTATCTCGAACAAACATAACCCTGCCGTCGTCTGTAATGTCAAAATCGTCTGCGCCTATGTCAATACTCCCACCTGCATAAATGATTCTATATATACCCATTATCTTGCTCCTCTACTATATCAAATGGATCATTAAGGCCCCTAAAGCACCTATGACACACCCTATCAGCATATAACCTAAATCACTCATTACTTACCTCCTTAATCTCTATTCGCTTACGGCTAAAGCAAAATGCCTTCCCAAAAAAGTTTATTTGTAACCATGCCTCAACATATAATTTACCGTTCTCTTGATATTTTGTAATGTAATGCTTCATAACTACTCCTTTCATATTTGCCCCTTACCAGTCATACGAGTTTTCACGCTCTAGCCACTCGTTTATAACATTTTTAACGCCCGCCTGATAAATACAGTATTCAGCATCATCAAAGTCCATTAATCGGGGTTCGTTTGTACCGTCGAATATTTTTACCTCGCCATTTTTATAAGTTATCTTTGCTATCTCGTCACCCGATATTACGTGAATGTCGATACGCAAAACATCATCAAGGTTATTTAAGTCAAAGCCAGTTTTAGTCTTGTTATAATCAAAATCAAATAGTATCAGTTCTTTCATGTTTCCCTCCTGTTCTCATAATTGCCTTGCCCCCACCAACTCGGCTGTCGCTGTTCCTGCGCCCTCGTACCTTGCATTTGTACGCTCTCCAATTTACACATGGCTGATATTCTACGCTTATCACATTCTCCTTATCTTTGCCAGGAACTGAACAAACGCATTACAGTAACCTATATTGTGATAAGCACCCCGTCAGCCTCGGGCTCTCATATTTGCCTTGCCTCCACCTGCTTAGCTGTGGTATATGCTCCATACCCATTCAACGTGTATGATGTTACGCTTGCCACTCCCACTAACCTATCTGCTCACATGGTACGCACTGAACGATATAAGCCAGCTACCGTCATTAAGCGTGTGAGGACGGGTCACCCTAATTATTATCTAACTCCTTATTTGCTATACCATACCACTATTGCTATAACAATTAAACTTAGTGTTTGACCTAATTCAAGAAGTATCATTAACTCTTCATTACTCATGCTATTGTACGCCTCCTATATAGTGCTGGCTGCCAAGCGCGCCCCGTACCAGGTGCTCAAGTACGGCTATTACGTTCTCGTCTCTGCCTACTACCATATTAGTTATACGCTGCGGCTTGTCATAAACTACCGCAAGTACTACAGCGTCGTCGTGCTGTATTATCTCCTGCTGATGATCGTTAGCCCACTTACATAAGTCTTTAATCTCTTTAATTTTCTTATCGTACTCTGTCATTCTTCCGCGCTCCTCTCTTTAATAATCGCCTGCCGCTCCTGTAACTCTGACAGCCTTATTACTGTCTTTATGATCTCAGATATAATCAGCTTAGTCCCTCTCATGGGCTGCCTCTTTTCTAAAATGTTTACATAACTCTTTATTACTCTCAGGTAAATACTTACAAGGCCCCTGGCCTCCATGCTCACATATACTACATGCAATAGCCTGTAATAGATCACCTAATGTAATAGTATATTCATCTATGCTTTCACTCATGCTCTTGCTCCTTATCAAACTTTTCTTCACGAAGTCCAAATCTATGTTTATCTAAATACGATTCCTCAGTTATCACATTAATGTCAACATGTTCATCAACTCCCCATGAATGAACAAAAAAGTGTTCTCTTTTCCACATTAGAATTATTAGTTTTTTGACTATCCACCATATGACCTTATTCATGCTCTTGCTCCTCGCTTTCTATGACTGTTGGTGCATTCACCACCTCTGCTATGCAGTTTATTAATTCATCAATTCGTGCTTTGTCACTCATCGCCAACTCACTAAATTCGCAGTCGCCTAACAAAAAATCGCGTATGTTATTCAACTTTGTTTTTAGCGCAGCTCCGTCAATTAGTCTGCCGTGTGGTGGTATCTCTACAAGCGGACAGTCCTCGTGCCGTTCCTCGTGATATACAGCGTCTGCCACTGGACAATGTTCTATTTGGCAAATGTTGAAATCATTAAAG